ATTACCATAAATAAAGCAATCAAATAAATAAGGTTGTCAACTTAACCAAAATGGAGATGAAATAATGGCTTTCTCATACAGCACAACTGTTACTAACCTGAAGGTTAGAGATCAGGTAAATAGCGAAGGCGTTACTCTAAGCAACGCTGTTGTTCAAACATATTGGAAACGCACAGGAACGGATGCAGACGGCAACGAAGGTACCTTTTCAGGCGCGACTCCTTTTACAGCAGAAAACGTGCCTGCTGGTTCTTTCGTAGCTTTTGAAGATCTTGAAGAAGCTACTGTAGTAGGTTGGATCAATGCAGTAATTGATGCAGACTCAACTTATAAAGCTCATATTGATGAACAAATTCAAAAACAAATTGACGCTGGCTTAGAAGAAGATCGTAACCCTCCTTGGGTAGTAGCAGAAGAAGCACCAGCGCAATCTGACGCAGATCCAGACGCACCAGCAGAATAGGTGAATAATGAACTATTCTTGGGAAATACTCAAGCTCACCACGCAAGAGGAAACGAGCTCTGATGGTTCCAGCCTTTCAGATTCTATTGTAAGAATTGACTGGAAACGCAGAGCTGTTGACGATGACGGTACAGAAGCAAGTTACAAAGGTGTTACCCATGTTTCAGCTTCAAGCACTTTGGCTGAAGATTTTATTGCACTATCTGCAGTACAAAAATCTCATGTTGTTTCATGGATTGAATCTAACATGACAGACGGTGATGTCGCAATCATGAATAAGACTTTGCAGGATAAGATAAATACTAATAGAGCAACAAGGAGTTCTTTTAAACCTGCTTGGAACTAAGTGAATTTTATATTATGGAGTTAAGATGCATGATCTGTACACAGGAGGCCTAGCCACCTATGCCCTTAAAAGAGGCGGAACAATTAAACCGGTTATCCTGCCAACGGAAGTTTTAGGATCTCACGGCGAAACCGGTTTAATGAATCCATCTATTTTCCTTCATAAGGGAAAGATTCTTTTAAACATACGTCACGTCAACTATATTCTCTATCATTCAGAAGGTAAAAAGTATCCCCACCAGTGGGGTCCTTTGGTGTATGTACATCCAGAAAATGATGTGAGTCTTACAACATACAATGTTATGTGCGAGCTTAATAATGATTTAGATCTGCTCAATGCTCAGCGTGTGAATACATCTGCCTTCGATACTAAACCTACGTGGAACTTTATTGGACTAGAAGATTGCCGACTATTTGAGTGGGACGATCGTCTATTCCTATGCGGTGTTCGTCGCGACTGTTACGATGATAAAGGCAAAGGCCGCATGGAAATGCAAGAGATCGAGTTTATTGACGGTGAATGGAAAGAAGTGTCTCGTAATCCTATTCCTGCACCAAATGGTGATGAAAGTTATTGCGAAAAGAACTGGATGCCGGTAAATGATATGCCATTCCATTTTGTAAAATGGACCAATCCCACACAGCTTGTAAAATACGATATTGAAGAAAGAACATGCGTAGATGTTGTTAATGATCCGGACAAATATAAAGAGTACAGTCAATTTGATTTTAGAGGTGGTTCCCAAGTAATTCGTATCAATGACCAGCAAAGAATGGCGATTGTTCATGAAACAAATCTACTACGAGATCCTTTTCAAAGAAAAGATGGTTGTTATAACCACAGAGTTGTAATATGGGATAATGATTGGAACATTGTTCATGTGTCGAGAAGTTTCCACTTTCTAGGAACATATTACGATCATGTAAAGAATACCGATTACAATATTGAGTTTGTAACCGGTGCTGCTATTTTAGATCAAGATATTTTGATTTCATTTGGTTGGCAGGATAATGCAACTTATATATTGAGAATGCCGCTTAAAGCATTTGAGAATTTCTTGAGAGGTTAATATGAAATTTGAAAACCTACATTTGTTAAATGATGTTGTAATGGATTATGATAATCCTGAGAAGATCTACAAACTTGCTTTTGAATATGATAAGCTTAAACAAGGCGCTGCAGCTTTTGGTTGGTATCTACGAGCAGCAGATATGTCAAAAGGTGACACTTTTGAATCTAAATGGCTTCAATATAAATCTATTCTTCGTGGTGCTGCAATCTTTGATAGAGCTGGTAACCGAGATCATACAACAGGTGGCTTGTATAAGATGGCTATTCAAACTTTGCCTGAAAGACCTGAAGCATATTACCTGTATTCTAAATGGCAGATGGATAGAAGTGATTGGAGAGAAGCTTTAGTATATTCTAAGATGGGATTGAATTGCGACCACGATCCTATTGTAGACCCTGATCTTGACTATCCAGGTGTGCTTGGATTGAAATATGTAAATGCAATGTCTGAATGGAAAACAAACGGTAGAGATGATTCTAAGAATCTATTGTTCGATCTAAAATATAAGAATAAGCTTGACTCTGTTACAGATAATGAAGTAACTGGTGTTCTTAACAATATTGGCTATCCAAGTACATTGACATACACTCCAGAATTATACGAGAAATGGAGATGGAAGTTTGATGGCCAAGAATCAATTGAAAAGAATTATTCAAGACACTTCCAAGATATGTTCGTTTTGGCCTTTACAAATGGTAAGAAACATGGTACATTTATAGAAATAGGTTCAGGACATCCTGAGCTTTACAATAATACTCTGCTTCTTGAAAAAGATTTTGGTTGGAAAGGATTGTCAGTTGACAACTCAGAAAGATTCTGTTCTCAATTTTCGAGATCGAGAAATACTACTATCATACAAGCAGAAGCAGATAAAATTGATTACAACATGTTGTTTAAATCAAATTGCGTAGAAAACTTTGTTGACTTTATTAGATATAATGCAGACTCTGCATCTATTACTGCTCTTCAAAATACACCTTTTGATAAGTATGAGTTTACAGTAATTCAAGTTCAGCACAATGCATGTTGGTGGGGAGACGAGATGAGAGCTAAGTCTCGTGAAATATTGAGCAAGATCGGTTATGTTCTATTTGTACCTGATGTTGCAATTAACGAGACAGATAACTATGAAGATTGGTGGATTCATCCAGGATTCCTTACACCAATGAATGAGAGAATGAAAGCTCCAGAAGATACAAACTTTGCTTGGAGATATATGATGAAGGAATATAGAGTATGAGAGTAGTTGTAGTTACCGGTGGATTTGATCCACTTCATTCAGGACATATCGCTTACTTTAAAGCTGCTAAGGAACTAGGTGATATTCTTTGTGTAGGTCTTAATAGTGATGAATGGTTGGTTCGTAAAAAAGGCCGGCCATTTATGCCATTTGAAGAACGCAAGGCAATTGTAGAAAACATCAAATGTGTTGGTAATGCTTTCGGTTTTAATGACGACGATAACAGCGCTATTGCTGCAATTCAACATGTAAAAGATATGTTTCCACGTAATTCTGAAATCGTGTTTGCAAATGGCGGAGATCGTACTAAAGACAATATTCCTGAGATGGTATTTGATGATGTAGAATTTGTTTTTGGCGTAGGTGGCGAAGATAAAAAGAATAGCTCATCATGGATTCTATCTAACTGGGACAAACCTGAAACGCAACGTCTTTGGGGTAAATACCGAAACCTTGATTCTAATGGGCATTGGAAAGTAAAAGAACTTACTATTGATCCTGGTAAATCATTAAGCGATCAAAGGCATTTTGCAAGATCTGAGCATTGGCATATTGTTGATGGCAAACTTGAAATGAACCTTGAGTTTCAGAGTGGATATAAGACTTCAAAAGTTTACTCAACCGGCGAAAGCATCGACATTCCCAAGAAATCGTGGCACAAAGCTACTAATGTAGGTGAAAATGCTTGTAAGGTGATTGAAGTTTGGATGGGAGATACTTTGTCTGAAGAAGATATTGAAAGAAGATAATCACGTTTCTTTATAAATAAGAATGAAATGTCTTTAATCCCAAAAAAACAAGGAGAAAGCGAATGGCTTTTCAATTATCTACTGCGGTAAGAAACGCTACATTGGCCGCTATTGAGACTACTGTGGGAACATCACCCATTCTAACTATCTCAACGGACAACCCACCTACAGACTGTGCTACAGCAAACACAGGTACAGTTCTAGCTTCAATGACTCTACCTTCTGACTTTATGCAGGCTCCAGCGGGTGGCGTGGTGCAACTCTCAGGCACGTGGCAGGACCTTTCTGCAGATGCAAGTGGTGTTGCAGGTCACTTCAGAGTTTTTGACAGCACAGGGACTACGTGTCATATGCAGGGAACTATCACAGCTACTTCAGGTGGCGGTGACATGGAGCTTGACAACACAAATATTGCAATCGGTCAGCAGATCCAAATTACAGCGTTTACGATTACAGCCGGCGGAGCATAATACAAAATGGTAAAGTTGGTCAACCGAGCAAAGGAGACCACCTCTACCACCGGCACAGGTACTCTTACATTAGACGGAGCTGCCGGTTCGTATCAAAGTTTCGCTGCCGCAGGTGTTACGAACGGCGACACTATTAGTTACGTAATTGAGGATGGCAACGATTGGGAAATTGGTTCCGGCGTCTATTCAGACGTGGGTTCCATCACACTTACGCGCACCGTAACAGAAAGCTCTGACGGTGGTACTGCTCTTAATCTTACAGGTAATGCACAAGTATTTGCTACAATTTTAGCAGGTAATATTTTGCAGCCTGAAGATGATATTGCATGGACAGGTGAGCAAACTTGGACAGCAACAAATACTAGCTGGGTTAAAATCGATGGATCCACTGGGTGGATGACCATAGATGAAAATAACCGTTTGCAATTTGGTGCTAATACATCAATACCTGACGCTCATATGTTTACAACTGGTTCTGGTTTTGGAATCCTTACCAATAATGGAGATATGAATCTCAACCAGACTGGCAGTTTTTCTGCAGGTACGCATGGCGATGTCAATATTAGAGCTAGAAATTCAGCAGACAATGGATTAGCAACTTACTTTAAAGCTGAAGGTGCTTCAGGTTCTGCTAAAATTATGTATGATGGATCTGAGGTAATTGCTACAGTAAGTGGTGGTATTACTCTTACAGGTACACTTAACTCTCATACTATTCCAGCTGGTTCTGGAACGTTTGCTCTGTTAAGTGACATTAACTATCCTCCAGAAACAAACGATCTTTCATCTGTAGTAACATGGGACATAGTTCCTGATGCTTACGTATCTAATACGAGTGTTACACAGCACCAAACTGATCTTAGAATTACTGAGAGTCAGATTACAGACCTCCAAACCTACGCAACACAAGCAGCTCTTAATACTGCAGTTACAAACTCATCTAACTGGGATACTGCATACAGCTGGGGCGACCACGGTGTCGAAGGTTATTCTACAATCACCTATGTAAACACTAAGACCGCAAACTCAGCCAACTGGGATACTGCATACAGCTGGGGTAATCATGCTTCACAAGGATATGCTACAACGACTGCTCTAAATACTGCAGTTACAAACTCGTCAAACTGGGATACAGCCTATAGTTGGGGAGATCATGGTGTTGAAGGATACGCAACAACCTCATATGTAGATACAGCAGTAGCGGGTGTGGTAGATTCAGCACCAGCAGCGCTTAATACTCTTAATGAGTTGGCTGCTGCTTTAGGTGACGATGCAAACTTTGCAACTACGACTGCAACTAATATTGGCACAAAACTTGCTAAAGCTTCAAACCTATCAGATCTAACTAATGCTGCGACAGCAAGAACTAACTTAGGTTTAGGAACTGCTGCAACTACCGCATCTACAGATTATGCAACGGCTGCCCAAGGCACTAAGGCAGACACAGCACATGGCTGGGGCGATCATGCACAGGTTGGTTACTTAACAAGCCAAACATCTCATGCCGACGTAGTTGTTGACGGCGACTTTGGTTCTCAAGGACTTATGAAAAGAGGAGCTTCGGCTGGTTCCTACTCTATTGTTACAGATAATAGTGCTAACTGGAATACTGCATATAGCTGGGGAGACCATTCGACACAAGGTTATCTTACAAGTTATACTGATACAAACAACTATGCGTCAAGTCTATCATTTAATACTACAAACGGAATATTAACTGTTAATAGATCTGGCTTAACAGCTTTAACTGTGGATTTAGATGGTCGTTATCTTACATCCCAAACTTCACACGCTGATGTAGTTGTTGATGGTGATTTTACATCGCAAGGTCTTATGAAACGAGGCGCAACTGCAGGTTCCTACTCTATTGTTACGGACAATAGCGCAAACTGGAACACGGCATATGGCTGGGGAGACCATTCGGCTGCTGGATATCTAACGTCTGAATCATTTACAAGTCTTGTACAAGATACTACTCCACAGCTTGGTGGTGCTCTTGATACAAACGGTAATCAAATCAATTTTGGTGACAGCAATGGAAGTACCACTAATATGTTAACTTTTGGTGCTTCAAATGATCTTAAAATCTATCACTTTGGTAACACTTATATAGAAAATATAAATTGGGATCTTACAATTCGTAACAGTGCTAATGACTACGATGTTAAGATCCAAACTGATAATGGATCTGGAGGCATTGCTAACTACTTTGTAGCAGACGGATCAACTGGTGCTGCTGAAATGCATTGGGGTGATTATAGCACAAACGGTGGTGCCGATGGTGGAGTAAAGTTAGCAACAAACGCAAGTGGTGTCACAATAACAGGTACAGCTACCGCAACAGCATTTAGCGGTGATGGTAGCGGTTTAACAAACCTGAGCGCCATTTCTAATGTTGTAGAAGATACGACACCACAACTTGGTGGTGATTTAGATTCAAATAACAAGCATATCCGCATGGGAGACTATGATTATATCTATTTTGGCGCTGGTAGCGACATGGAAATCGCGCATGAGTCAAACTACGGCGGAAACAACGTTATTAGATCGCTAAATGAATCATTGTATATTCAAGCGCAAGATTTGTTTATTCAAAATGCATCTAGTCAAGAAATAATTAAAGCAAGCTCTACGGGTCAAGCTATAATTAGCCATGCGGGTAGCTGGAGATTATTAACTCAATCTGATAGAACAGATGTTGTTAATGGTTATTTAAATTTTGGCGGTAACGTAGATGCTACTTTCAGTGATACATCTTCTATTAATATGGGAGCTGGCGGCCTTGTTAATATTCTTGGAACAAACACTCAATGTCCCGATTTAGAGATTCAACATTTAAATAGCAGTGGCTATATTAGAAGTTGGCACGGAGATCTTGTATTATGGGCAGCAGGAGTTGGAGCTTCTCATGATGTAAGAATCTTAGGATCTCGATCTGATAATTCATATGGTGGCTCAGAATATTTCAAAGCTGATGGATCTAGTGGTGAGGCTCAGCTTTTCCATTACGGAACGCAAAGATTTGCTAC